AACAGCAACAGCAACAGCAACAGCAACAGCAACAGCAACAGCAACAGCAACAGCAACAGCAACAGCAACAGCAACAGCAACAGGAGACATTTGTAAAAAAAAAGCTGAAAATTAAGCCAAAAGTTTCCCATGTTTCTGTTTCTGATTCTGTTGACGTAGTTGCTCTACAAAATACACCACGAGAAACAAAAGGAATCAAGTCAAAAATAGTAATTAAAAAAAAACTCTCCCATGAAAAAGAAGAAAAGAAAGAAAAAGAAGAAGAAAAACCAAAACCAATGATTCCTCTAAAAACAAAAATGGTAATAAAAATAAGAAAAACAACAAAAATTTCTGACATTGCACCACCCGCAACAATTTATTGCAGTGTCACAAAAAACGATCTATACGAGACCCCCCCTCCAAACTGTTGCCGATTCTTTATTGAAAACAAACAATGCTTTCTTCGTGTACGTGATAATGCATGTATTTGTCCAAGGTTTAGAACCGTCATCGGTTTTTGGAATGAAAAAGTTGGGAAAGAGTGTAAACTTTTACCCATTGAACATGAAACGGTATATGAAGAAGCAGCAATGGCGGATCCTCCTCCAAGCGAAACACCTGCCTCACCGACAAAGGTGGCAACAACTGCAACACAATCGCAATCGCCATCAAAAATCACTAACTCTAACCATCATGTCGCCATGGTGTCTAAATCAAAAAATGTTTCAGATGCACAACGAGCGCGCATTGCATCTGAACCTGTTGCTCTTCTTCGTGAAAAACTTGCGAAACAGTATGGTATTATTAAAAAAAACTAAACCATTTCCAAGATGTTGTTTCTTGGTCTTGTTGCTGTGAAACTTGTTGTTGTTGGAGTCCATTCTTTTCAATGCACTCATCGCATTTGAAAATTGGATCACTAACACTTTTTTTTAAAACAAGTTTTGATTGTTTACAAAGATTACATGAAAAGGTTTTAATCTTGTTATCATCTTGGCCTAAAGTTGTTGCGTAATTGCAACCATACACATCATACACATCAGAATTGTTATAGTTTTCGCGTTCGCTCATTATATTTTTTTAATATAATAAATATATTTATTTATATTTTTTTTTTATATAATATATTATATTTTTTATTTTTTTATTTTTTTATTTTTTTATTAAAAAATAAAAAAAATAAATTGAATAATTTAAAACTATAATATTATTTTGTAGATTTGTTCGTTCATATCAATCATCCATCAATAATGCCCTCTAAAGTTGCTTCTGCATCCGCCAAAGGTAAAGGTAAGAAAGGAAATAAAAAATCAACAGCATCCAGTGCAATGGTCGCTCAGCAATCGTCTCAGGGCCGAGCATCCATTCCACAAACATGCAAACTAAATATCGACCAAGTTCTGAATTGTTCTGGAGGGTATGTGTGGAAACTCAGTACAATCGAACATGTCAATCGCTATCTCGTATTGGGCGGCGCAAAAGACATGGGAAACTACTACAAACAAGCCGATGAAGTCAGTCACGAGTGTGCCCTATCTGTATTACAAATGATCCGCGATCCAGATTCGTCGCAGTTCGTCCAACTATGCGATCTTTTGAAGGCAGTTTCACTTGGAGGACGTGCTCCCAAACAAGAACCCGTGCTGCTTTCCGTCGCTGCCGCAATCGTCTTTGCGAAAAATGCACAAGAAAAAGAAATCGCATTTGAAACTGCAAAAGCATGCATTCGTATTCCCACACACATGTTCATGCTTGCCGGGTTTGTTCGCGACTTGTCGATGGCCAAGCCGACAAACAAAGGAAAAGGGTGGGGTACTGGATTCAGAAAAACAATGGCGCATTACTACCTTTCACACACGGGGCGAGAATTGGCGTTTCACATGACAAAGTACCAAAATCGTGAAGGATGGACACACGCCGACATGATTCGAATGCTCCACATCAACCCGACATCTCTTGCCGATGATGGTGCGCGCCTCATGTTCGATTACGTCATGATGAAATACGCCCGTAAACCAAAAGTGCCTTCTGAAAAAACGCTCACAACTCTTGCTTCACAAAAAGTCGTCATTGCACCCAACCCATTCAAACCCCTGACAAAAGCAGAATTTGTTGAAAAACTAAATGCAATTTCGACGCCCCCGATTCCCACCTCTGCATCAATCGCTCATCCTGCCGCCGCGGCCACCGCTCCTTCACTAAAATCGGGCGCTCAAACAGTTACTTCAAAAGTTGCAGGATTCGTCTCAGCGCTAACATCAGTCATGCCTTCATCTGCGGTCGCCACTGCTAGCGCTCAAGTAAAACCAGTCGAAGACGACACTTTCGTTGTCATAACAGATGAAGATGATGAAGGCGGGTCGAGTCAGAAGAAGAAAGGGTCGTCGTCATCATCACAGTCACAGCTTCAACAAGTCGCATTCCTTTTGAAGCATTTGCATGCAGTTCATGAAGCCGGCGAAAAGAAAGACATTCCGCTCGCATGCGCACTCATTCGTTCGGGTCGATTGGTTCGCGAGCACGTTCCGACAACTCTATTTGGAAGCAAGGAAATTTGGTTGACACTACTTGAGACCATGCCCCTTGAGGCACTTTTACGAAATCTCGGAAAACTCACTCAAATTGGTGTAGCTGCAGAGAAGCACAGAGAAATCGTGGCGCGTCTTGTAAATCAAACAGAAATTTTGAAGGCACGCATTCATCCAATCAAAGTACTCGTTGCTTCAAAGGTTTACAAGAATGGTTGCGGTGACAGCGGGTCACTCACATGGACTCCAAACATCTACATTACTGTTGCGCTAACAGACCTTTTCAGACTATCGTATGGAGCAGTTACACCCACGGGCAAAAGAATCATGCTTGGAATTGATGTCAGTGGAAGTATGAGCACACCGGTTCTCGGTTCCAAAGTGTTGACTTGTCGTGATGCGTCCATTGCAATGGCGCTTCTCTACCTTGAGACTGAAACAAATGTGAGTGCGGTTGCATTTTCAAATGAACTCACGGACTTGATTGCGCCTTCTTCAAGAAATCGGCTGACACGCGGGATGACGCTTGATCAAGCTCTTGCAGCAACAAATGGAATGGCATTCAGTAGCACAAACTGCGTTCTTCCCATTCACCATGCCATCAAACACAACCTTCAAATCGATGCATTCATTATTCTTACGGACAATGAAACCTATGCGCCAAGTGAGCATCCACAAAATGCACTGGTAAGGTACCGCGAACTCACGGGAATCACGGCAAAATTGATTGTACTCGGAATGACCGGCAACTGTTTCACAATTGCAGATCCGACAGACAGAAACACGTTGAACCTTGCCGGTTTTGACACGTCCACTCCTGAAATTGCATCCATGTTCATGCGCGGCGAAATTTAATCCAACAAATAATTCTTGTCACCGACCGAAAAGAAAAATAAAAATAAAAAAAAATATTTAGTAAAAATACATGGTTAAAAGTCCTTGCAACAAGGCAAAAATAACCATTGTAACTATTATTTTTTTCCAGTCTATTATCGTCGGATTTGAGAATTCAAATTCTGCATTTGATGTTTTTCCGATGTTATAGTGAATCACATTCTCAATAATATTAACAACGGCAAAAACAATGAAGGATATAACAAATAAATGAAACATATTTTTTCCATGGTACAACTTGTATAATGTTTCAAACATGATTTTATTATTTATATATTTTAATATTTTTTATATTTTTAAAATATATATTATAATTATATGTCAATAGCTATTTTAACTAGAATATATAGTTCCGAAGTTCCATATATAAATGAATTTATTGATTATCATTGCAATTATATAAAAATCGATCATATTTACTTTATTTTAACAGACACCACTAACTTTGAAGACATAATTGATAAAAAATTTTTAAAAAAAATAACAATTCTTAAAAGTCTCATATTTTTAACAATACATGTGGATTTATTGTTTAATCATGCTCTTCCGTCAATAAAAGAAAAATATGTCTTTAACATTGATGTTGATGAATTTATTTTTTTAAATAAAGAATTGTCTTTAAAAGACTTTATAAAAAAAAATAGTTCTTACAATTTATTTTATTTTAAATGGATAATGTGTCCATCTATTAAATATCAAAATAATTCCGTATTTGATATTTATGAAAATGAACCATCATTTGTCTCAAAAAAGTACGGTAAATCTATGGCAATAACTAAGGAAATTGATTCTATGTTTATTCATAATATGAAAGTTTTTAATAAAAAACGATTAATAGTTGATACAAATGATATATTTATATTACATTTTTCTTCAAGAGGATTGGTTGATTTGATTTCTAGAATGCTTTCACAGTCATTTAAAAATGATACAGTGGAAACCATAAATAATTGCTTGAATAATGATTTACAATCATTTGGCGAGTTACCTTCTAGATTTAAAGCGGTTTTAATACAAAAAAATTATAAACAGGTTTTTAATAAAATAGATAAAGAAATAAAACTAACTCATAAAATAAATACAGAAAGTGAAAAAACACTATTAAAAAAAAAAATTAAGATAAATAAAGATCAAATTATACAGTTAGAAAAAAATATAAATAAAAAATATTATGATTTTGATAAATTTAATGATGAATTTCACAATAGTAAAAAGATGACTACATTTTTAGCGAATAATAAAAAAAAAAATAATTTCTATAATTTATTTATTAATTTATTTAAAAAATATAATATTTAATTATATTATAATATTTTAATTTTAAAATGGGATCAGCTGTTTCGTCACAAGAAAAGTCAGAAGAACCTTCTTCACTCATGACACAATCCCTTATTCCTTCTGGAACGGGTGGTGCCAAACGTAGTGCCAAACGTAGTGCCAAACGTAGTGCCAAACGTAGTGCCAAACGTAGTGCCAAACGTAGTGCCAAACGTAGTGCCAAACGTAGCGCCAAAAGTAGAATGAAGGGCGGTTCATCGTGTATGAAAATGAAGGGTGGAAAACGCCATAGTCGCAGTCGCAGTCGTAATTAACAAAATATAATCGCTAAAACTTCCTGGATGGATGATACTGGAATAAATACAACTGACTTTACTTCATCTTTTGTTCCATTTTTATCCATAAAGTCATTAAAATCTTTCATATTGTCTTTAGGAAAAATGAAGGTTGTTACACCTCCATTTATCCCACCCATAATTTTCAAATCCAATCCACCAATTGCAGTAACGCTTCCTTGCAAATTAATCTCTCCAGTAATTGCAATGGTGTTGTTTATTTTTTTACCTGTTAAAATGCTATAAATAACACATGTGATTGCAGTTCCGGCAGACGGGCCGTCCTTCGGTGTGGCACCTTCCGGACAATGAATGTGAATTCCTTGCATTTTCGTTTTTGAAAAATTTTCCAAATTTCCCTCAATTTCAGCTTCCGTCAATAATGACCATGCCAGCGTTTTTGCGACATTCATACTCTCCTTCATAACGTCGCCCTGCATGCCTGTAAGTTTCAAATCAAAAAATCGGTCACACGGAAAAAGGTGGGCTTCAATCGGAATAATACCGCCTTGTCCTAATGCATTTGCCCAAAGTCCATTGATTACGCCCGCGCGCGAGTTTGCAGGTATTTTCTGAATACGAACTTCATGTCGCTCTTTCAAAAATTTCAATTTAATTTCCTCATTTGTCAGCGTGATTGGAAGTTCTTGAATACATGTTTTATTATGAATATGTTGAATGTTGATCTCTCCAACAATTTCAAACAAAAGTTCTTTTAATTTTCGAACACCCGGTTCACATGTGTATCGTTCAATAATGTACTTTATATTTTTTTCACTGAAATGGATTACATTATTATTAATACCCATCTTTTTGTACATTTCCGGAAGTAAGTAGTCGGTGCAAATAGTTATCTTCTCATCGAGCGTCATATGTTTAAATTTAATTCGATGAATTCGATCAAGGAGAATTCTATCTACTGCTTCCGGATTATTATATGAAAAAATAAAGAGAGCGTTAGACAAGTCCAGATCAATGCCGCTAAAATACTTGTCTTGAAAACAATCATTTTGTGTTGAGTCAATCAAATGCGTTAAAATACCAATGATTTCACGCCCGTGTTCTGTGTTGCTTATTTTATCCAATTCATCGATAAATATAATTGGATTCATACACTTCTTATCCATTAAAACGTCAACAATTTTTCCCCATGTTGAT